TGAACAAAAGAAACCTTGTTCATTTTCGTTCAACGGTCGTTCATTTTCGTTCAACGGTCGTTCATTTTCGTTCAAAATTCCTAATTCTTTATCAAGTGCAATAAAAGTATATTTTTTAAAAGGCAGTCTGTAGTCCTCAGATGAAGCTAGTTTTTCAATTAATTTCCACCACCAGGCATATGAAATAACACCAAACTCTGACTCCATTGCCACAATTTTAGGATCATTGCTCGCATTAACATCGTGGCTGAAGTAATATACATCCTTGGCCATTCATCATTCCTCATCTACAAATAAATTATCCTGGGCTCGACGGCCCATAATAAACCTTACGCATTCATCGATTAAGTCTTGAACTGAGATAGCAAATGTAGCATCTTCATACTCAACATTTAGCCAATCAGTCTTAAATTTAAAGGTGTTATGTGTTTTTTCGTCACCAACAGTTCCTTCTACACTGACTTTATCAATCCTAGCGTCATAACTATCATCATATTTGAATTTAAATGTGTTCGCTAAAAAAGGAATTTGAAATTCATCTAAAAATTCAAAATTTTTCTTAACGATAGCTTGTAAATTACTGAATACTTTGAATAATTCAGGACGTGGGTCATCCTTAGACTTGAGTGTAAATACATCTGTGAAGCCTGTTGCTGATGGTTTTTGATACGAAATACTAATGTCGCCATCTTTGATTTGAATTGATTTTATGATCATAAAGGGCTCCTCCCCTGTTCTACGATTACTAACTTGCCAGTAGCAGCTTGAACAGCTCGCTTAAATGTTTCTGAATCTGAGTTGCTATCAGATAAATGTAGTAGGCGTATATCTTGACACTTAGTTAGGTCCATAGACTTGAGAAATTTAATTACATTTTCTAGTGAAAAATGAGATTGGATTAACCGCTCCATTCGCTTTTCATCTAAATAACCAGCTTCTACATGTTGATGTAGGATTTCATAGGAGTGGTTACATTCAACCATGATGTGATCAATATTCTTAAACGTATACCGGCAGTAATAGGTATCTGTGATGTAGAGGAGTTTTTCTTCGCCATCAGAAATTAAAAACCCAACATTAGGAACGTCATGTTCTAATTCAAAAGGCAAAATACTAAAATTGCCTATCGTAAATTGAACCTTAGGTGTAATATATATAGCTTTATGGTTCCCTGTTACATATAGCGCATCTGCAGTGTCTTTTAACATGTATACACGATGTCCGAGCTTTAATAGATCAGTTACAGCCTTGCTATGGTCGCCGTGTTGATGTGTGAGCAACGTGCCGCATAGATGTAAAAAATTAAATCGACAATACCGTTGAATTTCTTTGAAGGATAACCCTGCATCAAGCAGTAATTCATCGCCATTTGTTGAGGTTTTGATTCGGTAGCAGTTCCCTTTCGAGCTACTACCGAATGCTTGAATACTAATCACAATTAATCACCAAACATATTGACTACTTCGCCAGTTTCAGGATTAACAAACTCACTGGTAGGTGCAGGCTCAATATCGATTACTTCGCTATTAGCATTTTGACTAATGGTTTCAGCGACTATATCGGCCGTATCGATGACCTTTCCTTCAACATCAATAATTTCATCTGCAGTCTGTAACCCCATTGAAATTTCAGGTGCTGTAGTTCTGATCAACCATGCCGCAGCTCTGTAACGTAACATTTGATCCGGCATAGTTTTCCATTTAGAGCCTTTCTTGTCATACCAACCTTCCTGTTTGGCTAGTGCGATTGTTACTTCAGGACCTGCGATAATTTCATCTGAACCCTTTTCACGAGTATAAGCAATAATACCTTGAGAGTCTGTTCCTTTTTCGCCAGTAGGTCTATATTTAATAGCTTCAAATCGACCACATTGATTGAATGTTGCAATTAAAAACTTTGAAGACCAGCCAGGATTTCCATATACGATATATAAATTCTGCATTACCATTAAGGGGCTAGCATTCATTCGAGTTGCCATTTCTAATGCAATAATTGCATTCCCCATATTCTGCTCTCCCTGGAATTGTTGAGGGACCAATGTGGAATGTGTAAACATCTTTGCTTGTCGTTGTAATAGTTCAAATCCTTCTGCAGATTGAAAGCCAGGTAAATTTGTATGTTGCTTTACAGCTACTTCATTTGCCATTATGTACCTCCTATGCCACGTTTTCGCATACAGCGTGGATATCTAAATTAGATAAAATGTTATGAATTTCTAAACGGCCCTTTTGAGTCCATTTAGTTGTGATTTTAGAGTCTAAGCGACCATCGCTTCTGCAGAATGTAAAGGTTTCGGATTTAGTGAAGCCTTTTGACATATGCTGCTTATAGAGAATCCATTGATCACCGACCTTACGTTGTAGACCAGCTTCATGTAAGATTTTATTTAATTCTTGAGCGCTCATGCCATAGTCAGCAGCAATTTGTGTAATGGTTAAGCATGATTTACTGGATAGGATTTTATCCACGTAATCCTTAACCGGTTTAAATTCTGCTATCTGCTGCTCTTGCTGAGCGACAATAGCTTTGGTAGCATTGTGCGATTCCACCTCATTAGCATAGGCTCTAAGAGCTTCAGGTAATGTTTTAGGAATTGCTATAGAGTAGGAACCGGTTTTTCTAATAGCAGGAATTACATCATGTGTAATCCAACGTTTAAATTCTTTAGCTTCGGGTTTTCGACTAGAAAGAACCAAGCTATAAAGTCCGTATTCATTTACAGTTAACAAATTTTGATGTCCGCCAGGGGTAGGAATTGAATTCGTACCCTTTTCATCTGCATCTAAACGACCTACTGCTTTTGATGTATCACCAAGACCTAAACATTCGCATACATCTTTTGCTACAAACCACAATTCATTATCTAACTCTTGGACCCTAACCTGCCCAAAAGAAATATTATTAAAAACTTGCAAGTCCTCCATAACTACACCTCCTTAACCACCAGTTGTGGTTCTGATTCATCAACGATCAATTTAATTGTTTGGCTATTAACATGGATAAAGTCTGTTACAGCCTCCGCATTATCGATAAAAACCGGAGCGTTTACTTTAAAATAGCTAGTTAATGCATTGATAATGTCTAATCCGACATTAATTCTCGCAGCATTATTCATGCTACGATATGGAACGCCTTTGTAAGTGGTTTCACAACATTCTTCAACATTGCCATTTAGCATAACGTTGAACGTTTTGAAACGAGCCAATTTAAACCTTGCGTTAATGCTTTCTTCCAACATGGTAACTTTGGCTTTTACGAACTCATCCATAAGATATGATGCCTCATCGAGTTTCATTTTTTCTTCGGATAATTCAGCCTGCTTTGCCTCGAGTTCTGACACACGAAGTTCAATACGCTTAATTTCAGAAAGCTTATTGAGCTCTTGTTCTAACTTCATACGTTCGGTTTTATTGTCTGATATTTTAATCTCGAGTTCAGCAATTTCTTCCGAGTGATCAGAGTTATCATCATCAATCGCCATTTGTAGCATGAGCTCCTCTGCTTTTAAATCAGCATATTCAGAATCGTCATTAATTGCTGGTGCAGTTAATTTACCAATTTCTTCGGATATGGTTTCTTTTAAAATTTCTTTCGCTTTAATGAGGGCTTCTATCGTTTCAACAGGTTCCAAGTAGGTATCTCGTTTTTTGATGCCTTCAATATCCTGTTCCTTTAGCTTGATAGAGTGTTCAATCTCTTCTAGTCGTTTAGACTTCTTGAGATTATAATTCGCTTCTGCTTTAGCATGAGCATCTTGAATTTGCTCTTCAGGAAGTTTTTGCCCACATGTTGGACAATGATCATTAACATCTGCCACAAATGTTTCTGCATTAATCTGACTTCGTTGAATAGTTAATTCTCCAATTAGACCTTGAATAAGATTGATGGACGCTGCTGAGTCATCTATACGTCGTTTTGTATCCTCAAGTCTAGCTGTCAGACTATTGATTTCAGCTACAACAGCATCATATTCATTAGACTTCAGGGAATATTGTTTTTTATATTCCATCTGCAGTTCTGTTTTACGAGCCATAATCTTACGTTGTACATTTTTTAATTCAGCACGTTTATCAACGAGAGAGTGGCCATTCTGCAATAAGGCTTTGTCGTTTTCTAACTTTTCGATATCTGCATTTAAGGTATCAATGTTAAGTCGCAACACTTCTGGATTAGCAGTAACTTCAGGCTTACCTCGTAAGGCTTCATCTATACGAACTGGCAACATATCCAGTTCTTTATTAATAGCTGTTTTCTTTGCTGCCACCACTTTCCGATGATCATCTACACTATGACCAGATAAGATATCTGTTAAAGCTTTTAATTCATCATGGCTTGCGATGACATCTTCATCTGAAATATCACCACACATCTCAAGTAATAACTTACGGCGGTTTTGCCATGAATACGTCTCATTGAAGTACAACGGATTGGTAATTAACTTGAAGATGCTTTCATCGACAAGTGAGCTAACCATTTCTTTGTATTCTTTTTCTTTCTTAGGTACACCATCGACGAAATAATCTGTCGTATGACCTGTGAGCGTTACATCGCCACCACGAGGGGATGAATACTTTTCACGATACACACGTTTGAGTTCAACTGTGCCCCCTTCATCCAATGTAAAAGTGCCTGTGACTTCGTGATTGACTTTATGGATAGGTTCGCCCCCATCCAATGTTTTGATTTCAAAATCAGCCCTATCTAGGCTATCTTTGCCGAATAGTAACCAACACACAGAGTCAAATACAGTCGTTTTACCAGTAGCATTATCGCCACGGATTACGACATCGCCATTAATATTTATGGCAAAGGACTTTAGCCCTTTAAAATTTAGTAATTCTAATTTTGTGAGTTTCATATCATTCTCCTATACAACAGTGGCATCCACATCAATAGTATGAGGTTCAATTTCCAGTTGATTAGCCCATTGCATGACCGTCGAATTAATCTGAGCGTTCTTTTTTAGTTTTTCATTAGCAAAGAGCTTCGCCTGTACTAAGTCGAACATTTGACGGCCTTTCTTCTTACCCTTATTGGCCAATTCTAGGCACGCAACTGGCTTCATAGCATTGTCGGTAACTAATACTATTGCGGTAGTCCCTTTCATGACTCTATCTCGGTATGATCCAACGCAATTTTTTAACCGTTTGCCAGCAGTCATTAAATCTGCTGCAGTTTTCGGAACCATGAAATGCATGCCATTTACATCTGCCTGTAGATGTGGAACTTCAGGAAGCATTACGTCGCCGTACTCCTGTTTGTTGTAAATATTAACTACCACATCATGGAAGTCTTTTAACTTGCAATTAGTATTCCAAACTTGAGCTATATACTTACCATTTATTTGACTGTACATATTAACAATATCCCTGATATCTGATGCAGTGACATTTAACAAATACCGCAATAAATTTCGTTCTCCATATCGCTTGGAAAGACCTCTCCACATATTAAAGATTTTTTGAGTCCTAACACCCATATTCTCATCTAAATGAGCTGCATTAATTATTTTCGCAGATACATCATCGAACCCTTTGTCTCGATTAAGAGTCAATATTGTCCTTCGATTATTTTCATCTTTAAAAACATTTAGCATATCTGATAACTTAACAATCATATGGTCATTAACCATCATGCTACGCAATAATTTACTATCAGGAGCTCGATGATAAATTCGCAATGCTTCTAAGAATCCGGTCCCCTTTTTAGTCATAGTTAATATCGATTCATCAAAAGGAAGGTCTCTTACGTAACCAATCCAATAACATGAACTCCATTTAATTTTACTTTTAATTATTTTAGTCACAGCAGGCATGTCAGGGGCTCTTAGCTTTAAAATCATATTAATCAGCATAGAAAACCCGTATCCGCCATATTCATTAATCGAATGCGGAATATAAATATCTTTTACTTTATATCCACACTGTTCTGTTAAGCGCTTTTCAAATGTTAGACGAAGATTCTTAAAGAGTTTGGCCAAATGTTCTTTATTAACACCATGAACTGCATATGATTTCCCTATGTATTTTAAAATTGGCATAATCGGATTATCATACTCACGAATATAATCGACTGTGAGTTCATGTTTTCTCTTATCTTCATCGATATAAAAAGCTTTTCTGGCTTTGAAATCAAAACGCAAAACCTCTTTATAAGAGCCATCTTCAGACGTTCCATCCCAAAATAGCTGAATACCTTTATATTTAATACGAAGATCGAGAAAGTCTTTGCAATTAACGACCTCAAAAAACATTTCTTTAGGAAATAATTCCTCGTCATCATAGGTTAATATCACTTTGTGTACATATGGTTCGGAGCGAGTTCCACAATTAGGACAAACATAGCATTTAGCACCTGTATAATATCCGCTACCCATGCTATATTTGCGATTCCATGTACCACCAAATGTATGATTGCAGTCACAATGGTGAATTGTTGTGCAAGCAGCATTATAATGTTTTTCAATTATGATGCTATCGAACATTTTACGGATGTATAAACTTGACACAGATTCCATAGAACACCACCGCCTTAATCGCCAAACATAGCAAAGAGGTCAGCGTTTTCTTCTACACTAGGCTCATGCAGCTGCGTTTCATCTGTTGGCGGCTTACTTTCAACTGGCGCAGGTTCTTTAGCTGTTTTAGATTTACGGCTACGCTTTGGCTTTTCTTCCTTTGCCACATCTTCCGTTTTTCCTTTAGGAGCAGCTGACTTAGGAGGCTCTACAACATCAAAGGCTTTTACAATTGCATTAGATGCTTTCATGACACCTTCTGTATACGCTATACCTGCTTGGTATTCTTCAGCATTACCAGGGTCAAGCTCGATCGCTTTGCGTAACATGTCTAGCGACTTCTTACATATATCTGCTTGGCTTTTAAATTGTTGTTTAGACATATTTAAGCCTCCTCTGCCATGATGGATTTTAAATCGGTGATAAGATCATCTGTCAAAGAGTCACTAGATGGACGCGTAACACCATGCTTGCTAAAAATTGCAAGTGCTTTTTTTGCTTTTACCCCATCTTCGCCCATCCATTCACGGAATTCCTTATAAAAGGCTTTTTTATCTACAGGTTCAGGTGTTACATCTAACGTGTTTTCAACTTCCTGCGCAGGCGCATCTTTAGGCTCAATTTCTTCCTGTTGTGGCGTCCGCTCTTCTTTTGGTTCAACAGGTTCTGCGTCTAATGGCTGCACTGGAATATCATCAGATGTTTGTTCTTTAGCAACCTTTTTGACATCCTTCTTGTCAGACTGCTCGCGTTCAACACACTTTTTAAATTCTGCATTGAGCGCCTCTTCAGCAAGTTCAAGGCTCTTACCGTTAGCAGGTTGCACTTCGACAATAGACGTATCGGAAGTTTCTGAGCAATTACCGCAACATTGATGATTAAGAATATAATTCCATTCCGCAATCTGAAGCGCCAAATCTTCTGTATTATTAAAGTTAATAGTTAATACGTTTTTGTTTTCCATGATCATTTCTCCTTGCTTTTTAAAATTTGAATGATATCGTAAAATGGATCGTTAGAATCTATATCTTTATAACGTTCGTCAAAGATAATTTGCTTTTGATATGTTTGCATGGTTCCGATGCAAACTTGAAGATATAAAACTTTGTTATTGTCTGATATATTTTCTTTAATAAATCCAATTGTTGAACCAAGTAATATTGCCAATACTTCTTCATTATTTTCAAAAATCTCTTTGTTATATCTGAGACCCATCTTTTTATTTGGATTAGTTTCATCTACTAAAATTTCAATTCGTTTCATATTTACTCCGTGTTATAATTAATTTAGGTTATTTTACCTAGCTCGCTAGCTGTCCAAGGCTAATAGCGGGCTTTTTCTTTTTCATACGCATTAGCGAACACCCAAACAAGTCCGCCAATAATGAATTGCAATAGAAACTGGAAAAACCCAATTCTATCGATTTCTAGGCTTCCCATGGATCCAATAATCCATATGAAAGCCGCCCATTTTAAAGCAATAATCACAACTTCAACTCCCCTTCTACCATAACCAGTAAATCACTGGTTATTTTTCGTATACTCATTTTTAACTTTTCATTTTCTTGTAAAAGCTCATTACGCTCCTTTTCTAACTTTCTGTATTGTAGTGGACTGTATTCATCCACAATCCCTACCAGCGCCTCGACTTCTTTTTTATTGAAGCGGACGCCCGGAAGCCCTTTTACTTCACGTAGGATGCCACGTTCCCTAAGATTGTTGACGCTGCTTTCGCTGCATTGGAGCAATTCTGCAACGTCTTTAATCGTATAAACTATGGGTTCCATACTGGAATCCTTGATTCTACTTTTGCCATCCTATCTGCTTCACGACATTCTTTGATTTTGCCGTGGATGGACTTTCTACATAACTTACTTGTATGTCGTTTAGCAAAGTATTCTTTAATAATTTTTCTCCAATATTGTGCATACTCAGCATTTCGACCAGCCCAACCGAATGCAGTTGATGTGTTTCCATAGATCTTGTTGGCTACTAATAAGTCTTTTTGATTTTGTACTAGCATGGTTCATCTCCTTTTTTTCTACTTAAAGTAGACTAATAAGGCAAAAGAATATCATCCATGGTGATGGAATATAACCGACATAATTCATTCAAATTTCCATAATCAATTTCTGTTTTTCCATTCTCCCAGTTATTGATTGTCACTTTGGATTTCTTCATTTTCCTTGCTACTTCTTCTTGCGAGAGATTTGCGTTGACTCTCGCCGCTTTTAAAGAAATTTTCAATCGCTTCAATGTATCCCTCCTTCCTTTGATTATTAGTATAGTTTACTTAAAGTAGAATGTCAATACTAAAAGTAAACTTTTTTATAAAATAGTATTGTCTTTTACTACTTTAAGTATTAATATATAGGTACGCAGGAGAGGAGAATAGGAGCTTATTATGAATTATAAGAGAGTGTTTGCTCAAAACCTTAGCAATTTATTAGCAGCAAACAAAAAGACACAAGCAGATTTAGTTGCTGATTTGAAATTAAACAAATCAACTGTTTCAACATGGGTTAATGGAACTAAAATGCCTAGAATGAACAAAATTGAACAGTTGGCTAATTATTTTGGTGTAGAAAAATCAGATTTAATTGAAGATAAGTCAGATATAAATGACCCATATTACATAGATCCGGAAGTAGCGGAATACGCAAATAAATTGAAAGACAATCCTGATATGCGATTACTATTTGATGCAGCTGAAGACATGTCTACAGACGACATTAATTTTGTAGTAAATTTGATTGAAGGGTTAAAGAAACGCGAGGGGAAATAAACTATGTTAGAATTTCTTTTCATTCTTTTATGTCTAGTTATCTTAATACTATTTGCTTATTTAAAGCATAAGAAAGATAACAAACCAACATTACTAGATAAATTACATTCATCTAATAGTCTTAATGAAATAATCTTATTAAACGAAAAAATAAAATTAGGATTATACGATATTTATGGATTGGCCAATCTTAATGAGTTTTTAAATATCTATACCCAAGAACTTTTTAAGGGATCCGGAGTTACGTCACCAATAGGTTATTTTACATCTATTCACGACTTCAAAAATTATTTATATGATATTTCTAAAAATTCCCCTATTCTTACGATGAATGAGAAATCGTTCATAAAAGATAAAATTATAGTTGACAAAATTTCATTAGATTTAATCTTTATTATGTACCTTAATGAAGTACATGATAATAATATGGCGATTAGATATATAATTTTAAATTACATTGATAAAGGGAAAATCAAAATAAGTGATTAATTTCACATAAATGAGGGAGTGTTGTTATGTGCATTAATTTAGTATTTACTCAATTAAGAAAGACCCAAACAGCAGTATTACATTTAAACGAAGATGGGAGCCATACCATTTTAGTCAATCTTAATAAGTCATTAGAGGAACAAAGGCTTGGCGTATTACATGAATTAAGTCACATTAAATATAATGACTTTAATTCGGTTAGCCATGTTAATGTTATTGAACACATTGCTCATGATCGGGACTTGAGTAATGGTGACATTCATGAAGAAATATTTTATCACGTGGTTAATAGTAAGGATGTGTAACCATGCAATATAATATGACGGTTCGCAAAAAAGATGGCAATTACCAAATAATTGTCAGCTATAAAGACGGTATAAAATGGAGGCAAAAATCCAAACAGGGTTTTGCTACTCAAAGAGAAGCAAAGCTCTATGGGCAAAAAATTATCGAGGAATTAAAAAAGACTGTCACCAATCCACTTGATGACAGTCTAAAAGATATAACGCTTATTCAATTTTATCAGATTTACATTCGGGAAAAGATTAATATATCCGCCAATTCAATACTAATCTACAATAATATCATGGAGAAATATTGTGAGCCCTTACATGACAGAAGAATGTGTGATATTACCCATTCCGATATTTTTACATTGATTTCTAATTTGTCAAAATCAGCGGCAAGTAAAAATTTGTGTATTGTATTACTACGTGCCGTTTTTAATTATGCTATCAATCCATATAGGTTAATTCGCAATAATCCATGTGCCGCCATTAAGAGATATCGTAAACAAAGTACACGATCAATCACAACAATTCCAATAGAAGATATGGACATGCTTTTACATAATATTGAACATAGTCACCCAACGTATTATTTGTTATGCAATATAGCAAGATATACAGGCGCGAGGTATGGTGAGATTATAGCATTACAATGGTCTGATATAGACTTTGACAATAATACTATATCAATTTCTAAGCAATGGGCGCAATGTGAACGTAATAAATATGACTTTAAATTACCAAAAAGTAAAAATAGTATTCGTATAATTCCTATTCCGCCTATACTTTCTAATTTATTAAAACAGCATCAATGTAACGGATCGGATAGATTATTTCCATTTCGCACTAGTCGAAGCAGTCAATTAAATGAACTGATTCAACGGTTCCTTCCCGGAAAATCAATCCATATGTTTAGACATACATACGCTACTACATTATTAGGCAATAATGTAGACATACAGACTGTTGCCAGTTTACTTGGAGATAATATAAATACAGTTATTAAAACATATATCCATTATTCAGATGAAATGAGAAAAAATGCTGCGGATAACGTGGCAAATATTTTTGGTTAA